GCGATCTCCTCAGTCGTTGTATCTGCTCGGATCGGCGGTATCGCCCATCTTGCCAGCATCCTGCGCCTGGGCGATCTCGGCCAGCGTCATACCGGCGGCGAGCGCCGCGGCGCCGCCGACCTTCTTGTAGCGCTCGGCGTAGTCGCCCATGCGGTTGATCCACTTATCGTCGACCAGCTGCGACTGCGCCAGCGGCTCGCCCTTGAGCGTCGGCGGGATCTTGCCGGCGAAGTAGTAGTCCGGCCGGCCGATATACTTGGCGAGCGGCTTGCCGCTCGCCTGCGCCATCTGGTGCAGGCTGTTCATAACATCGGGGAAAACCAGCTCGGGCGGCGCGATCACGCCCATGCTGCCGACGTTCTGCCCGGTGATGCCGTGGCTGTAGGTGCCGTGTCGATCGGATGGGCGCACGGTCTGCTGCGGGTCGATGCGAAACACCGAATAGCCGGACGAGCCCATCGGTGCGTGCAGCAGCTCGGGGTCGGTGGCAGCATGGCGCACCGCGGCGACGTCAGGGAAGCCGAGATCCTGGAAGCGGCGTGTGTCCATGATCTGCGCGAACGAGGTGCGCGGCGTGCGCGGCGCCTGCTGGAAGTAGCGCTGCAAGGTGTCGCGCCGCGCGTTGATGCCGGGGAAGTCGGGCGCCGCCTCGCGCATCGCGGCGTTGAAGTCCTCGCGCGCTGACTTGCTGATGCCTTTGGTGTCCTTCAATACGTCGACCAGCGGCGACCAAACGTGGTGCGAATAATCGCCGCCGGTGCCGGATAGCGCAGTCGGCACGGTGAGCACGTCATCGCCGGTTTTGCGCGCAATCTCGTCGGACTTGTTGGCCAGACCCTGTGCCAGCGTCTGCGCCGACATCCAGACGTCGGGATTGTTGCCTTGCACGTCGGCGAAGCGTCCGCCGCCGCCCATCTTGACCCGCTCGGGCAGCTTATAGGCCTCGATCTGCTCCAGGTACGTGTTCGGCACCGTGGTGTCGCCGACCGTCGGCAGCAGTCGCTTGCCCTTCAGCTCGTCGAAGCCGACGGTCTTGCCGACCATCGGCGCGCGCACGTCGTGCACGGACGAATACTGGTCGATCGGCTGGCGCAGCTTGATGCCGGAGATACCGTGCCAGAAGCGCGGGTCGCGCGCGCCGGCGGCCTCGGCGGTGTCAGCTCCGAGCACGGCGCCGGTGGCAGCGGGGATGGCCTTGCCGATCGCGCCGAGGCGCTTGGGACTGAACAGCGTCGTGGCACCGAACACGTCATCGGGCGCCAGCGCCTCGCCGATCGTGTCAGCCGCGCGCATGCCTTTGAGCACCGGGCGGATGTCGGCGGGTCCGGCCTGGCCGCTCAGGCTGGCCGCCACGTCGGCAGCACGCTGCACCCGGCCGGCCTGCGCCTCATCGCGCGCCGCCTGGCCCTGGGCGCGATCGTAGGCGCCAAAGGCGGCGTGCGGCGCATCCTGCATGCGATATTGATCCATCGCGGCCAGGCCGCCCATGCGGTAGGCGTCGGCGACGTCGGGCTGGTCGGGCCAGCGGCTGTCGACCGCATAGTTCGGCGTATCGACCGAACCGCGCAAGTAGTCGAGGCCGAACGGATTGTAGCGCTCTGCCATCAGAATGCTCCCACCGCCCAGAACACGATCACCAGGCAAGTCACCGCAAGCCCGATCAGCACATAGATCGCGATGCGATCGCCCGGGATCATGTCACATCCCCGGCCGGCCCGGCGGCGGGCGCATCGCAGCTTGCTGCAGCTTGAACTGCTCGGCGACGCGCTTCTGCTCGCCCTGCTGGATCGTCTGTTGGATCTTAAGCTGCGCCAGCTGCTTGGCATGATCCAGCTTCTGCGCGTCGAACTGCACGTCAGCCTGCTTGCCGAGCATGTCGGCCTGGTGCTTCTCGCGATCGGCGATCGCCTTGAGCTGGGTCTGCTGCGCCTTGGCCGCGTCGTCGCCCTGGCGCGCACGCAGCTCGGCCAGCTTCAGCTTCTCGTTGGAGGCGATCTTCGCCTTCTCGTGCGCGTCGCGCATGGCCATTTCCTGCTTCTTCAGCTCGGCTTCACCCTGGTCCTTCTGGCTCGCGTGCGCGATCTTCATCGTCTCGATTTCCTTGGCGGTCTGCGCCTGGATCGTGGTCGGGTCCGGCCCGCGCGGCTGCTCGGCCTTGTCCTTCATCAGCTCGGCCAGGTCGTCGATCGCGCCGTCGAGGCTTCTCCCGGCGCGATAGGGCGCGACGGTGAACTTGAGCACCTCGGCGCAGAACGATCCGGTCTGCGGCTCGGTCGCGATCATCTGGGCGAGCTGCGGCAGCAGCTGGGCCAGCACCGCGGTGAACTCCGAGCGGCGCTGCTTCTCGGCATTCTCATCGATCTGGATGGTGCTGTCGGTTTCGATGTCGAGAGTAAAGCACTTGATGCGGCTGTCTCTGAACAGCGTCATGACCTGGTCGAAGGTCGGCTTCTCGAGCACCGCCTTGAGCGTCTTGTGACCTTCGTCGATGACGTCCTGCGCCTGCTTGAGCAGCTCCTGCGGATCCTGCCCGCCAGGCGGCGCGCCCGGCGCCCCGCCGGGTGACGGTGGAGAGGCGCCAGGCGGCCCCGCCGGTGCCGGCCCGGTCGGAACAGCACCAGGCGGAAGGCCAGGCGGAGGTGCTGGCGGCTGCTGCAGCTTCTCGCGCGCCATGGCGAGTTGCTGCTCCTGGCGCTGAATTTGCGTCGCCAGCTCGCGCGCCTGCTTCTCCTGCATCTTGGTGGTCGGCAGCTGGGTCTGGCTCATCTCGATGATCGTCACCTCGTCGAAATTCTCGGTGATGATTTCGGCGGTGATGTTGACCAAGTCGCGCGCGAGGCGCACCAGCGCCTCCTGCTTGTCGCGAATGCGCGCGGAGCCGTACTGGGTCTTTAATTCCTGCGCGCCGAGCGTCTCGCCAGGATCGGTGGCGCCGCGCATAATATCGGACAAGCCCATGATTTGGTAAATGTCCTGGATGATCTGCTGGCGCAGCGTGACGCACTGCTGGATGGTCTGCGCAATGACGTCGATCGGCAGCCAGACAATCACCTCTTTGGAGCCGCCGAAGGCGGCCCAGTTGGAAATCGGCACCAGGATGCGCCCCGGCGTGTTGGTGGCGACCGCGGCCTGGATTGCGTCGGACAGCTCGGCGCCGCCGGCCGGGTAGAAGCCCTTGCACTCGAGCGCGTCGCTCAAGGCGTGGATCTTGGCGGTCAGCACGTTGATCTCGTCGAGCTGATCCTTGTATTGCAGCACGTCGGGCACCGGCACCAAGCTGCCGCGCTGCAGGGTGCCGTAGGCCGGGCGCGGGCAGGGGAAGAAATCAGCGAAGTCGAGGTGCGGGTCGGCTTCGTCGAGGATCTTCTCGCAGCCCTCGGCGACCCAGACCACGCGCTTGTTGGTGCGGTCCCAGATCTCCCAGAATTTGGCGCGCTCGCGATTGTCGGTGCCGCCGACCTCTTTGGTGTCGCGGTCGACCTTGTAGTCGGCCTCCTGGTAGCAATCGCCACTGGTCGGTTTGAAGCGCTCGCGCGCCTCACCGCGGGTCAGATAAGAGGCGCCGGCGACCCAGGTCACCTCACGCCAGTTGCGCGAGACGCTGTGCAAGAAATCCTTGCGGTGCTTGAAGTCAAAACAGACGCGCTCGTAGCCGTAGTCGTCGTCTTTCGGCTCGTAACGACACCACACCACGCCGCGCCCGGTCAGCACGACGTCGTCGCGCACCAGCTTCATCAGCTCGTCGATGTGACACTGGTCGAAGGTGGCGGTGACGCAGCGCTCGAGCACCTCGGCGGCAGCCTGCGGCACCGGCCGGCGGTCCTTCCATTTCGGCACGATCGCCGGCTGGGGCGGGGTGGCGTAAATAGAGGGGCCGATCACCTCGGTGTTGGCCCAGAACATTTGAAATTCCTTACCGCGGCCGTCGCCGACCAGGCGCTCGATATTGGCATAGCGCCGATCGATGTTGTCGCAGCGCGTATTCCAGTCGTCGAACGCCTTCTCGCTTTCCTTCAGCAGATTGAGCCAGGCGCGCGACTCGCGCGGCTCGATGGTGGGATCGAACTCGAGGTCGTCGTGACGGATGTCGACGTCGCTCATGCCGCACTCCCCTGCCAGGCCCAGGCATTACCACAGACTGGACAGGCGAGCATCAGCCGGCGGCCGTCGCGATAGACACGCTTGTGCGCGCGACTGTCGCACTGCGGACAGGCCTTGGGTGACTTTGTGCCAGAGCGACCGGCGCCAGGCAGCGTGTCGCGCGCGTCGATCCAAGCGGCCGACGGCGCCGGCGGATCCGGTGTGGGTGGAAACACGAACGACTCAAGTGCGAGCTGCTCCGCTGCGGGCGGCTCGGGGCGCTGCTCGAGGATCAGGTTAGACGCTTCGATCAGCAGATTAGCCGCGTCGTGGGTGACCAGCGCGGTCCAGCCCTCGCTCGGGTTGACCGCGACGATCGCGGCGGCGCAAGTGCGCATGCGGTCGACGATGTCGGTCACGGTCGCGCTCTCCACATATCGGCCGCGACGCTGACCAGCTTGAACGAGAACCAGCGGTCGAGCTGATGATCGGCGATCGCGCTGAACGGGATGACGCGCCCGGCGCGGCAACGCGCCTTCCAGCGGCGCTTGGACGGGCGCTTTCTCACAGCCGCATCCCTCCACGCTTGGGATCAGGCGGCGGCGGAATGACCCAGCCGCTGAAAAACGGATTGGCTGGCGGCTTCACCTTGCGCAGCGGCGCCTTGCGCCAGGCCATGCTCAGGTAGCGGAAGCTGTCCGCCGGGTGGCTCGTCCAGTCGTGGACGGCGTTGGCGCGGAACGACTTTTTTTCATCGTCCCATTCTCTTCTGTACTGTTCGAGAGCACTAAGGCCGCCCTCTTCAGTTCGGGGATGAAACACACAGAGGGGAAGCGTTCTCCTGACGGCGTTAATCCCGTCATCGAGTGAATGATGCGGCACCAACAGGGGACGTAACCCCATCGACTGCATAGTCTCCACACGGGTTCGTCCACTGCCCCACTCTTTGATTTTCGCATCGTGTGGCACCCAGTCGTCGCCGTTGACCCATCCATATTGGTGATGGCGCGCCTCGATCACGCCGGCGTAGTGCTCAAGACCTACGCCGGAGGAGG